AAGCATTGGCGAGTTCCTTGAAGATGTAGTGTGTATTATGGTGGACGAAGTGCATATGGCTAAAGCAGACGCACTAACGGCCCTGCTAACGGGCGTAATGAGCCATATACCCATACGTTGGGGGCTAACAGGCACAGTGCCTAAAGAAAAGTTTGAAAGCGTGGGTATTGTGTGTAGTATTGGTCCTGTTATCAATCAAATCAGTGCAAAAGAACTACAAGACAAAGGTGTGCTTGCGCAGTGTCATGTTAATGTAGTACAAATGATTGATACAGTTGTGCATACAAACTATCAAAGTGAACTTAAATACTTACTAGAAGATGCAGGTAGACTTGATTACATTGCAGGACTATGCGATAGTATCAAAGACACAGGTAATACACTTATACTAGTTGACAGAATTGCAGCAGGCAATGAACTAGCAAGTCGTATACCAGACAGTGTTTTCGTATCAGGAAGTACAAAAGGTGCAGACAGAAAAACGGAATATGACGAGGTATCAACTGCTACAGGAAAGGTCATTATCGCGACTTACGGTGTGGCAGCTGTTGGCATTAATATTCCGCGAATCTTTAATCTTGTGCTTGTTGAGCCTGGTAAAAGTTTTGTTCGCGTTATTCAAAGTATTGGGCGTGGTATTCGTAAAGCGGAAGACAAAGACTTCGTACAAATCTGGGACATAACCAGTACAGCAAAATACGCTAAAAGACACCTCACCAAACGTAAAGCCTTCTATAAAGAAGCAAACTACCCGTTTACGGTAGAAAAAGCAGACTGGAACTAACATGAGAATATTAACACTTGAAAACCGTGCATACGAAATGAATGATATACCCGACGAGGTAGAAGATTTACGTTTCGCAATACTGGATAACAGCAATCCTAACGATCCAGATTACTTTTTTATCCCGCTGATCTTTCTTGAAAGTTTTAACAGTCCAGCAGTAGTGTTAGACATTGGTGGCAACAGGATACGCATGCCTGTGGATTGGAAGATACTTATTGGTGATAAAAAAGTAGGTGACCTCGAAATGCTGAACTTCAGCAGTCTAAATGACAGAGGGTTTGATGCATTTGTTTTCAATCCTCTGGGAGACTTTAGACACGAGTACGAACCTGTAAACATAGTGGATATTTACAGCGATGTTAAGTGGTTCTTTCCTAAACTCAAACAAGGACAAATCCTCGCCATTCCGATTGAGGCTGATGTGGAAAATCCCAAGTGCGTGTACTGTGCAAAAGAAATCAACAAACAAAATGAGATTGTTCACGTTGATAGAGCATGGTAAAATACTGCGTCATGATTATAGACGATTTGGTTTTAACACATATCTAAGCATCGATGACATCAGCAAACAGGGTGCTAAGACTGAACTTACACAGCGTATACAAAAATATTTTGACAACCGTGAAGTAGAGTTTAGATATGAGGAAGCAGAAAACATGGGCTGGATAGAGTTTGAGAAACTTGACGATGCACAAATGTTTGTGTTATCATTTAGTGATGTTATAAAAACAAATGGAGTTCGCTTTGAGTGAAAAACTGCCACTAAACACAGTGCTTGCAGCTATTGATAAAAAAGACTATGACTTCTATGATCGCCTTACTGATGAGCACAAGAAGCAAGTAGCACCCTTTTTGCTTAATCGTTATGTAAGTTTAGTAAAAGGCAATCCAGACTTAGCTGCATACTATTTGATGGCTGGCAATCAGCGTGTAAACTGCACTTACTTTGAACTAGCAAAGCATCCAAAACTTGTATGGCAACTGCTATGCACAGTATCGCCTGGTATGGGTACACAGTTTCATCAATGGGTTGGACACAAAAAGAAAAGTAAAAACTCCAAAGACAAAAATCGCAAATATATAGAACAACTACATCCAGCTGCAAAGTTAGATGAACTAGAAATACTAGTAAACTTATACACAGACGCAGACATTAAAGAGATTAAAAAACTGCATGGAGAAGTTTAACTATAATACAGATAAACTTGTCGTTGTTGCTTACCCTACAGGTGCCGGCGGCAAGTTTCTCATAAACAGTTTAGGTGTTAGTAACAGTGCTTGTTTGCAAGATTGGGAACTTTACAGTCTATCAAGCACAGAAAAGAAACAACTTATATTTGATAGACTAGATGCTACGCCTGCTGGCACTTGGAACGATTTAGACTTAGGTTGCTTTAAACAGTTTGAATATAACATAGATGGTCTGCTAGCAGAAGCAATACACGAAATAGAGTTTGAGTTTGACCAAGTTGTTGATATAAGTTACGGTGACAAATACTTTTTCCAAACTACGCATACAGAAGAAAACTATCTGCAACTGTGTCGTGCTTTTCCTCGTGCTACTACGATAAATCTCGTTAACTGCGGCACCATGCGTAGAGATATATACAATCCTGTGAAAGATTTAAATATACACAGTGACTATATTTTTGATGTAGAAAACTACGGTAACATTGCAAGTCTACTTAATGATATCAGCATGTTTTATACAATGTTTAAAATGAAAGACTTTGACCGAACATTTACACTAGAATATTATAATCGCTGGCAGGATAAAATAAATGGATAACTTTACATCAGTTATCAGAGATGCTATAATAAACTACAGTATGCAAGAAACCGATTTTAAATGTAAGTATTGTGGCAAAGGCTATCGCAAGGAAAGTACCCTTGTGGCACACCTGTGTGAGCCAAAGCGCAGAGCCATGCAAGAGAATGAAGCAGGTGTAAAACTTGCTATGACTGCATACTTGCGTTTTTATGAAATGACTCAAGGCAGTGCTAAGTTTAAAACATATGCAGACTTTAGTACTAGTCCTTATTACAATGCATTTGTAAAGTTTGGTAGACACATGGTTGCTATTCGTGCAATCAACACTGCTAAGTTTATTGACTGGGTGATTAAAAGCAATAAGAAACTGGATTACTGGTGTAAGGATGCTGTCTATCAAGAATACTTGTTTGATCATTTGCGCAAAGAAGCAGTGCAGGATGCACTGGAGCGCAGTATAAAAACCATGGAAGACTGGGCTGAAGAAAAAGAAAGTGTATTCAATCATTATTTTAACTATGTGAACAGTAACCTACTTGTGCAACATATTACAACAGGACGTATCAGTGCATGGGTGGTGTTTAACTGTGACAGTGGACAAAGTGCGTTGAACAAACTAAGCAGTGAACAAGTCGAAATGATTTTTCCGTACATCGATCCGGACTACTGGAAGCGTAAGTTTGTAGATTATTTTGCAGACACAGAATGGGTAAAACACATACTAAAGGAAGCAGGGCTATGAGAGACATGCCAGATGTAGACATTGACTTCGGTGATCGTACACAGTTACTAAAACATGTGTCGGGTATTGGCGCTAGACTTGAAAATGGTAACAAACACAACACTGGTGTTTACTTTACAGACATCCCAATGGCACATGATGGACTCGCTACACTGGATCACAAGGCGGCAGAGCAACTAGGATACTTTAAACTGGACTTGCTAAATGTAGGTGTATATGAACGTATCAGTAATGAACTACATTTAGTAGAACTTATGCGAGAACCTCACTGGTATCGTTTGCAAGAACGTGAGTTTTTTGAAAAACTTATACACGTTGGCAAGCACTACGATACAATGCTTAAGATGCCAGAACCTGTAAATAGTATACCACGCATGTCAATGTTTCTTGCTGTGATCCGCCCTGCAAAGCGGCACTTGATTGGTCTGCCGTGGGCAGAAGTTGCTCAAACAATCTGGGATAAAGCAGGGCAAGACAGTTACAGTTTTAAGAAAAGCCACAGTGTTGCGTATGCACAACTGGTAGCAGTGCATATGAATATACTAGAGGAACAAGAATGAAAGTTTCAATAGGACCGTTCACAGATGACGGCGAAGCACAAGAAATGTCAATACACATAGACGAGTATGATACATGGAGCATGGATCACACACTTGCTCCTATTATCCTGCCTATGCTAGTACAACTAAAAGACACTAAACATGGCGCCCCTAAAACTGACTTCGTTGATGTTCCTAGGCATTTGTGGCCCACTAAAGAACAAGAAGATCATTACAATAAAACAGGTGAAACAGATCCTTGCTTTTTTGCACGTTGGGATTGGATACTAGACGAAATGAT